CCCAGGCGAAAGCGCTGCCAATGCTTACGTCATGCCCGAAAAGTAAAGCGTGAGCACCCACTCCGTCTTACCAAAGCCGAAAGTTTCGCTCGACACCTTCCGTGAAGCTTGGCGTCTGACCAACGAGACGCGCAAGCAGATGAAGACGGTCGACGCCGAGACGCGGAACACGATCGACGCCTTCCAGAACTCGCTGGCGCGTATCGGCTTTGGCACGTCGAACCTGCTGGAAGGCACCCAGTACCCGCTTACCCGCCTCTCGCGCAACTACATCTTGATGCAGTCGCTGTACCGCAATAACTGGATTGCACGGAAGATCGTGGATGGTTACGCGGAGGACATGATCAAGAATTGGCTGACGCTGCAAACCGATCTGCCGCCCGAGAAGATCACTGAGTTCGATATGCAGGTGCGGCTCACCGGAGTGCGCGCCAAACTGCTTGAGGCGATCAAATGGGGCCGGTTGTACGGTGGCGCCGGCGCGGTAATGATCATCAAAGGCCAGTCGGACTTCAAGCAGATGGCCGAGCCGCTGGACCTGGAAGCGGTGCAGTTGGACAGTTTCCGCGGGCTGCTGGTATTCGACCGCTGGTCGGGCATCACGCCGAGCGCGACAATCAATACCGACATCGACAAGCCACTGGAGTTTGGCCTGCCGGAAACCTACCGGGTCAACACGGAGAGCGGCAAATCGTTCGAAGTGCATTCATCCCGAGTTCTTCGTTTCTGCAATCGCACCTTGCCGCAATGGGAGTGGCAGGCAGAGCAGCGTTGGGGCATCTCGGAATACGAGATCACCTACGACGAACTAAAGAAGCGCGACAACACATCCTGGAACCTGGCCAGCATGATCTTCCGGGCAAATATCTTTGCCATCAGTTCCCCGGAATTGCAGCAGATCCTCTCGGGCGCAGGAAAAAGCGCCGCCGCCCAGCAGCAGATGTACAGCATCCTGCAGGCCCAGAACTGGCTGATGTCCACCCAGGGGCTGTTCGTCACGCCAAAGGATTCGACGTTCTCGAATCATAGCTACAGTTTTGGCGGCTTGAGCGACCTGTACTTGCAGTTCATGTACGACATCTGCGGCGCGACCGAGTACCCGATGTCGAAGCTGTTCGGCCGCCAGAACAGCAACATGGGGCAATCGAACCTTGGCGACGAGCACACGTATTACGACAACGTAGGCCAGAAGCAGGTGCGCGAGATCGACCCGCCGCTCTTCAAACTGATTCCTGTGGTGGCGATGAGCACTTGGGGCAAGGTTCCGGACGATCTGGTATGGAAATGGAATCCCGTCCGCTCACTGTCGAACGAAGAGCAAGCCGACCTGGCCGAAAAGATGGTCAAGCCGGTCCTGGACTCGTTCAATGCCGGCATTATCGGCCGCCAGACGGCATTGAAGGAACTGAAAGCGAGTGCGCCGGCGACCAATATGTTCACCAACATCACCGACGAAATGATCGAGGCTGCGGACGACGATGTGCAGTCCGCGGGCGAGTTCGGTGACGTCCTGGGCGGCGACAAACTCGATCAGTTGATCGGCAAAGAGCCCGACGAGCCGAAAGGCAAAGCGAAGGAGACCACCGACGCGCTGGTTGCCAAGCCGCGTCCAAAGTCGCTGACAACGCTGTTCGCCGACGAGCTCATCCTGGAGCCCGACCGGCCCGCCAAGCGCTCCATCCGGTTTGCAGGCCTTCCGATCGTGATCGAGAATCCGGCTGGATCCATTCGGAGCGGCTACAATCCCGCAACCGGCAAACGGTGGCAGGTCACGATGCAGCATCCCTACGGCTACGTGGCCGGCACGGAAGGCGCAGACGGCGACGAAGTGGATGTTTTTCTCGGGCCCGACGAGGACGCAGCGGATGTCTATGTCGTGCGCACAGTGGCTGGACCGAAAGGCAATCAGCGCATCGACGAAGACAAAGTGATGGTCGGCTTCCCGTCGAAGGCTGCTGCCAAAAAGGCTTTCATGGCGAACTACAGCGACCCGTCCTTCTTTGGCTCGATTGAAGCGATGCCGCTCGCGGAGTTCAAAAAACGGATTGCCGAAGCTCCTGGAACATTGCAGGGCGACATCGTACAGGGCCAGCCCATGACAGAGACAGTCGGCCGTCAGGCGGCAGCAAACTATCGCGCCAAGCGCCGGCAGGGAGCCTATGGCCGGACGAGTATTCCAGGCGCGCCAGCAGCGACAGGCGAAACCAAGAAAGTCATTGCGGTTGTCGACGCAGCCGGCAAGTTCGAAAAACCTGAAGTTGGATTTGAGCATCCCGCGAAAGGTCCGGATCACTGCTCTGCCTGTAAGCACTTTTTGTCTGAGCAAAACGCTTGCGCGATCGTGAAAGGCGAAGTGCTCGCATCAGACTGGTGCGAGAAGTTCAGCCAGAAGGAATAATTCATGGAACCAAATATTCTCTACACGCACCTGACGTCGGCGGCTTTGTTTGCCTATCTGCTCTCTTACGTTCAGCAGTGGAGCAAGATTCCTTGGGTGACGCGCGATACGGCGAAAGTCAACGCCGCGCTTCGGCTCGTTCTGGCCTTTCTTGCGAATGCCGGTATCACCTGGGCATGGTCCGGGACCTGGGAAACCGGTCGCACGGTCCTGATCACATTTCCGACGCTCGCCGTCATGGCGCATTTCGTATTCAATCTGGCCGGTCAGTACGCGCTGCAGCAGGGCGGCGAGAAGGTATTCAATATCGGCTCCCGTCTCGATCCCAAGGTGCTCGACGATGTAGCTGCAGCCGTAGCCGCCAAAGTTGCGGCGGTCCCAAAAGCATAAATGACCATCGACAACGACGCGCGCATTCGCCTGCCGCGCTGGACGATTGAGTTATTGGTTTTGCTCTCGGTGGCCGGCGTAACTTTTACCGCCACTCACTTTCTCGACAACCTGGCTTGGAAGGTTGGAATCGAGGATCGCGTGACTGCTCTCGAAAAGGTCATCACGCCGATCGTGGCCGAGCAGAAAATCAATTCCGAAGCGCGGATCCGGCAGCAACAGGAGTTGGACGACATCAAAGCTGTCGTCGACAAGAACAACGAACTGCTCCAGGAGCACATGTCCGAAACTTCGCGGCAGAGGTAAGCGGTGAATCGCGACGATTGGCGCGTCAAGAAACGCTATGAGCGCGAGTTTCTTGGCGACCTGAAAGCCATTCTGCAGCGCTACTTTCGGGGCGAGGGCGAACAGGTTCGGCTGCTCTCAACGCCGGACTGGCTGGATCTGTACGCGCAGCAAGCGGCGCGCCGGATGATCACTGGTCTGTACGTGGCGAACGCCCGCACCTGGCAAGCAGCCTCTCTGGAGAGCATGCGTGGCCGGTTGATTTACGCGGCACTCCAGGAAGAACTGGCAGGGCCCGTGGGGGAGCGGGTCCGGCAGCTTGTAGCCGAGAACGCCAAACTGATTCGTTCGATGCCGCTGCGGATCGCCCAGCAAGTCACAGAGATGGCGGCTCGCCGGCAGCAATCGGGTGAGCGCGCGGTGAGCGCCGAGCAATTCATTCCGCGGGTGGCGGCCTGGCACGCAAGGCTGATTGCGCGCACCGAGACGAGTAAAGCGTCAACGGCACTGACGCAGGCGCGGGCTGAGAATCTCGGCTTCAAGTGGTTTGTGTGGCGCACATCTTTAGACGAGCGCGTCCGCAAAAGCCATCGCCTCATGGAAGACGTCCTAGTGCAGTGGACCGATCTTCCGAGCCCCGAAGAACTGGCGGGCGAACGTTCTTATGGGCGATACGCCGCTGGAAACGTTTTCAACTGCCGCTGTTATTGCGAAATGGTGCTTCGCTTGAGCCTGCTTCGCTGGCCCCACAAGATCTACATGAACGGGCGGATCCAGCAAACCACGCTGGCCGCTTTCCGCAGAATCGCCAATCTCGACCAGGCGATCGCAGCATAAATTTCGATCCAAAAGGAGAACCAAAACTCACATGCCTCCGACCTACACTTCCGTCATTACTACGATCCTGCCCGGCTCAGGAGGCGTTCCTTCTGAATCGACCAACGCTGTCATGCTGGACTCGGTTTCGGCTGGCCTGACCGCTACCGCCTCGGGCACGCAGAGCACCGCTTTGTTGCTCTCGAGCAAAATCAACTCTGTGAGCACGGTCGCGACGGCCGGCGATGCCGTGCGCCTGCCTCCTTCATTT